TCAAGGAAACGCAAACACCCCAGCCACCCTGCGCGCCCAGCCATCGAGGCTGGCCTCGACCACCCCCAGGCCCTCCTGCGCATGCACGAACCGGTCCTCGCCCACCAGAATCCCGCAATGCTTGGGCGCCGCTGCGCCATTGAGCCGGAACAGCACGACGCGCCCCGCCTCCATCGCCTCGGCCCGCACCAGCAGCGTCTCCGCTGCCTCCAGCAACGCGCCTGCAAACGCCACGTCCCGCATGTCCGCACGATAAGGCGGCATGGTCACCGGCTCGTCGCCATAGACCGTGCGCCAGACGCCGCGCACCAGTCCCAGGCAATCGCAGCTCGCACCCAGCGTCGAGGCCTGGTGCCGATACGGCGTGCCGATCCATGCCCGCGCTGCCGCCACGATCCGTTCCGCATCTTCCCTCATTTGACCAGCGCCTGCCCTTCCAGCACGTCGCCCGATTTGGGGTAGCGCATGACGAAGTCGTTGCCCGGAATGTGCGGAAAGCCTCGGAAGTTCACGGCATTGGCGAACTTGCTCTTGCAACTCGAAAACCGCCGGTCGCAGCCCGCATAGGCAACCAGCGCATTGCCGATCTCGACCCAATCGCCTACCGGCGCGTCGAAGGCGAGGATATCGGCCCCGCCCACCCGCGCATGGCTCACTACGCGGTCCTGCTTGCCCGCACGCGGACCGCTCTGCCAGGTCACGCGCCCGAACGAAAACCAGCCTTCGGCAAATTCATCGAGCCCGATGACTTCCAGCCGGAAGCGATCGCGCACCGCCGCCACGCCCGCATCAGCCTTGAATACCGGCGTCTCGACAGAGACGCCGCACCGTCCGTCGCCCAGCTCCGCATCGCAGAGCGCCTGGTAGATCCGCCCCTTGGGCACGTTGAGCGCCTGCTGCCCCGAGCGCAGTTCGGCGCGAAAGGCGCCATCCTCGCGCACGATCTCGCCGATCGTGTCACGCCGCAGCAGCGCGCGAACCGAAACATCGCGCCAGTTGACCCGCCAGGTCTCGACCAATGCCCCATCGAAGCGGCCGAGCAGGATGTCATCCTCGGCAATCGCCTCCGAATGCAGGATACCCACCACCTCGGACGTATCCACCTGCGCCCCAAGCTTGGCCGTGCCCTCTCCGCCATCGAGTCCATGGGCCGGCAGGTAGTTCACGCCATCGAAGGCAAGCGCCACGTCGTGATCGGTGAAACCGAGCACCACATTGTCCGTCCGCACGATGCGCCAGCAGGTTGCCAGAGTCGTCTCGCCGCCAGCGATATGGGCTGCAAACGCAGCATCGAACGCTTTCATTCCAGCACCTCGATCAGGGGAATGGTGGGTGCCTCGGCGGCGTCGAAGCTCGTCAGCTCGATATCGAGCCGGTCGATGTCGAAGCGCACCGGCACATCGAACAGAAAGCCCGCCGTGACGACCGCCCCTGGCACCGGGGGGGCATCGAGCGTCACCACTCCCGTCATCTCGTCGACCGCGAAGGCGCTCGTTTCGACGCCCGCGACCGCCACGCGCACGGAGCCTGCGACAGGCTTGGTGATCGGCCGGAGATAGGGGTCGAAACTGACCCCATATGTCTTCGCCAGCGCGAACGCGGCCTTCACCCCGTCCCCGGTGCCGATCACCTGGTCGAGCGGACCCGACGTGGCGCCGCCCGACGAAAAATCCAGTCCATCGCGCCAAAGGAACGAGTGGAACCGCCCGCGTCGCTCCTCGAAGAAGGCCAGCACCGCCTGCATGTCGGCGCGCGACTTCACGCCATAACCGGCATTGTATCGCCGCCGCGAATGCGCCCACCGGCTGTTCCGTTCTTCGGCACCCGAAGCCAGCGTCACGATATCGGTAGCCCGCTCCGGCCCGCCCCGCGCCCCCAGCGCGATATCGAGCGGAAAGCGGATCGGATGAAAAGCCATGGAAGACTCCCATAAATGTCAGTGTGCGGGCCAAGCCCCATCGCCTCCCTCCCCCTTGCGGGGAGGGATCGAGGGTGGGGGTAAGCCCCAGGACTCAGAGCCCGCTGCCCCCCACCCCTGTCCCCTCCCCGCAAGGGGAGGGAGACCTGCCGGCCCAATCTGTTTTTCTGAACCTGGCCCTACGCCCCCCGGCTCCCCCGCCGCACAGCGCGCAAAAGCATCGCCCCCACCTCGGCTTCCGCGCCCACGAAGCTGCGCGCGTCGCTCGCGGTCACGTTGAACGTCACGTTCACCCCGCTCGCCCCGCCGGCGACACCCAGCCGGCCATCCGGTCCGCGCATCAGCGGCATCACCGCCTCCGCACCTGCTTCGCCGGCCACACCCAGCCCGCGCCCCAGCGGAAAGTAGCTCGGCGCCGCGATCACCCCGCCCTTGGCGAAAGGCGTCACGCCCTGCACCACGGGGTTGGTCGCCGCGAACACGTTTTCCACCAGCCCCGAAACCAGGTTGCCCAGCGGCTTCAGCGCCGCACGCAGAGCGATATCGGCGAAGCTGCGGGCGATGTCGCCCAGGAGGCCGTTGAGCGACTTGCCGTCGGTGATCGCGCCCCTAAAGGCGTTGCTCAGCGACCGCGCCACGCCATCGGCCAGCGTGCCGATGCGTTCGAGCTCGCCCGAAACCCCGTCCAGTTCGCCCCGGAATCCATCGGGAAACAGCGTGTCAGCCATTGCGTCCTCCGTCGGGAAATGCCCGCATCAATTCGTCCAGACGTGCCCGCGGCGGAGCGGCCCTGCCGCTCGCGGCGCCAAAGGCGGCCGCCAGTTCACGCGGGGTCAGGCCCCAAAAATCGCGCGAGGAAAGCCGCATCACGCCGAACCCCATCTGCATGGCCGCGTCCCAGGGGAACGGCGTCATTGCTCTGCCTCGCCGAACGTCGCCTTGAGCAGACGCGCCGCCACTTCGGCCGCGCCCTTGAGCCCGCCTTCGATCGCCATGCGCGCCAGGTCGTCGTCGGAAATCGCGTTTCCCGCCCCGCGCAGCCCTGCCCCGATGATCGCCGTCAGGTCGCGTGCCGAAATCCTGCCGCCGGCAAGCGTTCCGAGAGCCCCACAAGGTCTCCCGCCTGCAGCCGCGCCTCGAGTTCGGCCAGCGCCCCGAGCGTGAGGCACAGCACCCGCGCCTCGCCCCCGATCATCGCCTCGATCTCACCCCTTTGCGGATTGGCCATTGCGTGTCTCCTCAGCTGGCAGCGGTGAAGGTCGGTGCCCCGGCGCTTTCCAGCGCCAGGTCGAAGGTCACTTCGCCCGCATGGTCGCCCTTGAATTCGAGCGCCGTGATCTGGAACGGCCCGGCCACCACGCCGAAATCAGGCAGGATGAGCTGCCAGTCCCGGATCGTGCCGCCGAAGAACAGCGACCGGATCGCCTCGTCCGACGCCTGGTCCTTGAAGATCCCCGCTCCCGAGACCGAGGCGCGCTTGACGCCGGCTCCAGCCAGCAGCTCGCGCCAGCGGCCCGCGCTTTCGGCATCGGTGATGTCGATGGCCGCCGCGTTGAAGGCGAGGCTGCGCGTGCGCAATCCCGCCACGGTGAGAAAACTGCCCGATCCCGTGGAATCGAGCTTCAACAGCATGTCCTTGCCGCTCTGGGCTGCCATGAGGCGCTCCTAAAGTGTGGGTTCCGTATGAAAGCGCAGCGCCAGGGCCGCCCGCGCCTTGCCCGTATCCTTGTCGATGGCCGTCTCGGTGCCTTCGTGCCGGCGATGCGTCACGATCAGTTCGGCGTCGTCGAGATCGGCCTCGAACGCCACCGCCGCCAGCCGTTCGGCAATCGCAAGCGCACCCTTTCGCGACGGGTCGGCGTGCCAGACATGCAGCACCAGCCGATGCTCATTGCCCGGCATCAGGTCTCCATCGCGCCGCCGCATATCGTGCCGCGCCACCACGACGTAACTGCCCGCGCCACCAAGCGGCGGCGCATCGAAAATCGCATTGGTCCCGATCAGCGCCGTCAAGGCCGCATCCGCACGAAACGCCGTCACCAGCGCCGCCTGGAGGGAAACGATGGGATGTGTCATGGGGCACCCCCGCAAGGAGGGAGCGTACCGGTCCGATCGCGCCTCGACGTCTCCCTCCCCCTTGCGGGGAGGGGACAGGGGTGGGGGTAGGCCTCAAACACGGCCCCCCTCATCCCGTCACCGCACTTTCCGCGCACGAGCAGCTCAGATAGGCCCGCCGCCCGTTGAGATCGCCCGCCGTCACCACCTCTAGCCGCCGCCCGCGATAGACCACGCGATCCCCCGGCTTCACATCCGGGCGAAACCGCATCACCACGCTGTGGCTTACCGTCACGCCGCGCCCATCGGCGCCCACGCCCTGCCGACCCGAAAGCGGGCGCACCCGCGACCAGACCGTGGCGATCGGCACGAAGAGCGTGGCATGGCCGCCCTCGGGTTCCCCCGTCATCTCGCGCCGCAATATCTGCACGCGGTCGGTCAGCGTGCCCAATGCCGGAATGTGCTCGCTCATAGCCGCACGCTCCGATAAGGCGCGATCACCCGATCGAAGCCGGATGGCACCACCGCGCCCGAGCCCGCCACGATCACCGCGTCGCGGTGCTCGAACCAGTAGCCCACCAGCGCCAGCAGCGCCTGCCGCAGGTCTGCCGGCACGTCCGAAGCCGCCTCGCCGAACCCGGCGCGGTAATCGACCTCGATGCCCTGCCGCTCGCGCAGCACCGGCATGCCGGCGACGTTGAGCGGCAAGAGCAGCCGGCCGTTCTCCGGCCAGAACTGGGCCACCGGAATCTCGTGCCCGATCCCCTCCCCGTCATAGGCGGTGATCTTCGTGACGCTCATCAGCGGCGTCACCGGCAGCCTGACGCTGCGGTCGGGCGGCCAGGCGTCGAGCACCACGCGCCAGTCCTGCGCCATCAGCGCGCGGCCGGTAATGCCCTCGACATGCAGGCGCGCCGCGGTGATGAGCGTTGAGACCAGCCCGTCCTCGGCGCTGTCGTCGAGCCTGAGGAAAGCCTTGGCCTCCGCAAGCGTCACCGGCTCCTGCGCCGGTCCGGCGAGAAGGTAAGAGGTCATTTCGTTGGTCCTTGTTGATTTCGAGCACGCTGCCGCGGCTCCGTCCTCCCTCCCCTTGCGGGGGAGGGTCGGGTGGGGTGAGCCCCAGGGAGGGAGTCCTTCGCCCACCCCACCCTTGCTCCCTCCCCATTTCGGGGAGGGTGTCAGACCTGCGCCGCTCAGCTCGCCGCGAACTTGAGCAGCTTGATCGCGTCGTAGTCGGCCACGCCGCCACCCACGCGCTTGGTCGTGTAGAACAGCACGTAGGGCTTGGCCGAGAACGGGTCGCGCAGCACGTTGACGCCCTGGCGGTCCACGATCAGGTAGCCGCGGCGGAAGTCGCCGAAGGCGATGGGCGTAGTGCCCGCGCCGATATTGGGCATGTCCTCGGCCTCGACCAGGTTGAAGCCCAGGAGCGTGGCATTGGCGCCCGGCGCCGTCGCCGGCTGCCAGAGATAGTTGCCCTCGGTATCCTTGAGCTTGCGGATCGCGCCCTGCGTGCGCCGGTTCATCACCCAGCTCGCGTTCTGGCGGTAGCCGGCCTTGAGCGCATAGACGAGGTCGATGAGCACGTCGGACTGGTCGGCGCTCGGGAAATCGCCCGAAACACCGGTCGCGAGATACCCGAGCTTGCCCCAGGCCCAGCTGCTTTCCGCCACCAGCGTCGAGTGCAGGAAGCCGGTCGGCTTCTTGTCGCCGTCGCCGTTGATGAAGGCCGCCGTTTCCTGCTCGGCGAAGGCCGCGTTCACCTCGTCGGCGATCCACTGGCCCACATCCACCGCCGCATCGTCGAGGAAGCTCGCGGTGGCGGCCGGCATGGCGTAGAGTTCCATGGCCGGATAGCTGATGGCATCGATGGTCTGGCTGGCCGTCTGCGGTCGCGCGTCCTTCTCGCCCACCCAGCCCGTCGCCGGACCGGAGATCGAGATCGGGCGCTTGTAGACTGCCGAAGAGACCTGGCGCACGCCGGCGATCGAACGGATCGGCGAGATCTCGGTCAGGCGGCGCGTGATCTCCGCCTCGGTCTCGCCCGGCACCACGTAGCCGCCATCGGAATTGGTGCCGATGGAGAGCGACTTTTCCTCGCCGCGCTTCACATAGGCCGAGAAGGCCTCCTTGTATTCGTCGCCCGCTTCGCTGCGCCCACCTTCGAGCGCCGGGCGGGCGCGATCCAGCGCCACCCGGTCCATGGCCGCCTTGTAGCCGTCGAGCGCGGCGTTGATGCGCTCGAGTTTTTCCTCGGTCAGCGGATCGGTCGCGCCGCGCTTTTCGAGGCGCTCCAGGCGCGCGTCGTTGTCCTGCTTGAACGTCTCGAAGGCGTTCATCAGCTGGAAGAGAGCAGTATTGTCACTGCCCGCTCCGGCCTTGATTTCAAGGCCGTCGGTCACCGTCTCGGTCATGAGAGCTTCCTTATTGGGAGGTATTGAGAAGTGAAATCGTCTGCTGCAGCGCGCGCTGCAGGCGGTTTTCGGAGGGCACGCCGGCAATGCGGGCGCCTTCCATCATCGGGAAGCTCACGATCGAGATTTCCCAAAGGTCGACCTGCCAGAGCCTGCGATGCCCTGACTTGGCCTCGCGCGTGGCCCGCACCGTGCGAAAGCCGATGGAGAGCCCATCGATGGCCCCGCGCTCGATAAGCCTGCGCAGCGCATCGGCGCGCGGTACACCCGGCACCAAGCGCCCCTCGACCCAGAGGCCGAAGCCGTCTTCCACCACGCGCTCCCAGGTGCCCACCGGCTCCTTGGGGTCGTGCTGGAACAACATGCGGATGCGCTCGGCCCCGCGCCGGGCAAGAGTCCGGGCAAAGGCGCCGGGCATCACCACGTCGCCCCCGCCATCCACCTGCGAAAACACGCTGGCATAGCCGGCGAAGCGCCCCGTCTCGTCGATCGGAATGCCGCTCAC